GAGGTCTCCTTCGAAACCGAGCTCAAGGGGACCGGGACCCGCGGCAGCCTGCCGGCGTTCGGCTGGGAGGGCGTGCTCTTTCGCGCCTGCGGAATGCTGGAGAAGGTCAATACCGGGGTGTCCATCGTTTACTCTCCCGTGTCCGCCTCCTTCGAATCCTGCACCCTGTACGTCTACATGGACGGCATTTTCCACAAGATCACCGGGTGCCGCGGGACCTTCAAGCTCAACTTCGAGGTGGGTAAGTACGCGACGGTTTCCTGGCAGTTCAGCGGCCTCTATAACGACCCGGCGGACGCGAGCCCGGGAGCCCAAACTTTCAGTAGCGTGGTCCCCGTTCCGGTCCTCGGAGCCTCTCTCAGCATCGGGGCCTACGCCGCCGTGGCCGAGAAGCTCGAAATCGACCTCAATGCCACCCTGGCCCCCAGACGATCCCTCAACGCGGCCAACGGCATCGTCGAGTGGATCATCGCCAACCGCGAGCCCCAGGGGAGCTTCGACCCGGAGACAGTCACCGAGGCCACCCACACGTTCTGGGCCAACTGGAAGGCGGCCACAGCCCTGGCCCTCAACATCGGACCCATCGGCACGGCCTCCGGCAACATCGTCACCGTGGCCGCGCCCAAGTGCCAGTACAAGGAGATCTCCTACCAGGATCGAAGCGGGGTCCTGGCCTACCAGGTCCCCTTCGCCCTTGGAATGAATTCCGGAGACGACGAGTTGACCATCACGATTACATAGAGGAAATCGGCATGGCGGACATCCGCAAATACCAGATCGGCAACAAAACCTACCTGCAACGCCCCGTGGTCATGGGGCAACTGGGGTTGCTGCTGCCCCTGCTCGAATCCGTGCACATCACAGAAACCGGCATGCAGGCCGGGAACATTCTCGCGGCCCTGGGCCGCAACCTGCCACGGGCCCTGGCCGTGGTCCTCATCGAGGACGGCACCTCCGTGCGCGAGGCCATGCACGACCTCGATGCCAGGACCGAGGAAATGCAGTGGGCCATGTCTCCCGAGACGGCCCTGGAGGTGATCGAGGATTTTTTCGACTGCAACCCGATCTCCTCGATTGCGCAGAGGATTACGGGGGCCGCGGAACGAGTTCGAGAACGGACGCAAACCCAGGCCGGGAACCGGAGTTTGAGAGATGGGTCTACGAGCTCTGCCGTGGAGACCTCACCCGGAGGGACGCAGTCCTCTGGGGATGCGCCGCCGAAGACGGGCTTCGTTGGCTCCGACTCATCCGGCGCGAACGGCTAGAGGATTTCGAATGGAAGTTTTTCCAGCTGGAGTTTTTGGCCAGGTTATTGGGGTCCAAGTGGCAGGCCCCGAGGCTACAGCCCCTTCCCGGGGGCGAGACGGGACAAGTCGGCGGGTATTGCCGCGGGACTCATCTCGACGAGTGCCGGGCCCTGTTCGGAGACCGCCTGTCCGAAATCTGCGCCGGCTGCCCGGACTAGGCTGGAGGCCGGGATACAGGGGAGGCATTCTTCCGCGATTAGGAGCGACGCGCGCGCAGAAAGTCCCGGAATTTCAATACGGCGAAGCCGCAGGCCAGGACCCAGGGTATCACCCCGGCCGCATCTCCCATCATGGTCGCCAGGAGAAGGACGATCGCGATGAGTACAACCAGCAATACCATGATCCATAAGGCATCGAACAAAACGAACATGGTTGGGATCTCCCAGTGAACAACACCGTCGAAATCATCATAAAAGCGGTCGATCGCAACGTCAAACAGGTTTTTCAGGATGTGGACCGTGGGGCAAAATCCTTTCGAGACACGGTCCAATCCATGAACGGGAAGGTCTCCGAATTCACCGGCAGTCTCCGGAACATGCTGGTCGGCCTTGGAGCGTTCCAGGTGCTTCGGGAAAGCGTCGGCATGGCCAAGTCGTTCACCGAGACGATGGAATCGACCCGTCTCGGGATCGCCTCCCTGATCTACAGCATGATGGAAATCCCGGATGCATCCGGACGGGTCATGACCGGGGTGGAAAAGTACAGTCGCGCCCTACAGTTGGCCGAACGTATCCAGGAACGGCTCCGCATCAAGGGGCTGGAGACCGCAGGGACCTACGAACAGCTTTCCAAGGCCCTGTCCCAGGCCTTTGTACCGGCCGTCCAGGCCGGGATGGACCCGACCCAAATCGTTGAATTCGTCACGGCCGTCGTCCAGGCGGCAACCAGCGCCGGGATCTCCCTCGATATGCTCGGGGAGGAAGTGCGCAGCATCCTGACCGGCACGATGGAATCCAGGACCACCCTGCTTAAACCCCTGATCGAAGCCGGCATGATCCAGCAGGGCCTGGTCAAGTCGGCCTCGGAAGCCAACGACAAAATCAAGGAGCTGATCTCCCAGGGGAAACTGTATGAAGCCCTCATGAAGGCCCTGGAGGGAGCCTCGATGGGAGCGGCCCTGTCCCAGAACACCCTCAAGGTGAGCCTCTCCAATCTAAAAGACGGCATACAGAACCTCCTGGGGCTGTCCACGAAGAGTTTCTGGTCTGCCCTGGTCGAGAACGCCAACCGGCTGACCGGAACGCTCTACACCGTCAAGGACGGCGTGATTGTGTGGGATGAGGCGATCCGTTCCGCCTTCGAAGACGTGGGCAAAAGCATGGAGAAATGGTTCCGGAGAGGGACCGACTTCATTGCCTGGGCCTACAACTTCGCGAAAGCCCACTCGACCGCCGTCACCATACTCAAGGAGTTCGCATGGGCGGCGACAATGGCCGTATCCGCCTTGGTCGGTCTGCTGGTCCTGGACCGCATCGCAACAGCTCTCAAGGCTTACACGACGGCGGCCCTGGCGGCCTCCGCGGCAAGCAAGGCGTTTTTCGCGGCCATCTTCGGAGTCCAGGCCGCCTTACTGGGCTGGGAGATCGGGACCGTCCTCTCAAAGATAAAGGTCCTTGGGCTTTCTGTGGGGCAATGGGTTGAGATCGGCTACGCAAAGGCCGACCTGGCCATCGAGCGGATCAAGCTGCTGTGGAAAGACCTGCCTCGGGTGATCGAGGGCTACATGGACGCGGTCGCCCGAAAGCTCGTCGAATTCGATGAAAAGCTGATCGGGTTCGGAAAACAAAACATGCCCTGGCTGACCTCACTCGTGGCGCCAAGCCCGCAAGAAATCGATGCCATGAAAGCCTCCCTGGACGCCCGTGATCGGGCCCGGAACGAGGAATCCGCCAAGGACCGGGAGGTTTTCGAGGCGAAGAAACGGCAAATCGAGCAAGTCATCGGAATGATCGAGCAGGAAACATCGGCGGTGTCCGGTGCCACGGAAGCGGAAAAGAAGGCCCAGGCGGAACTCGATGCAATGCTGGCAAAGCTCAAGGGACCAAAGGCGGGAGAGAGCGATGAGGAGACCAAGAAACGGGTCCAAGTCGCAGCCCAGACCGTCAAGCAACGGATGGAGCTCGAGGAGGCCCTCACCCGCAAGACCAATGAGGAGTTGCTGAAAAGGGCCGAGCAAGTGGAAGAGGCGCAAAAGTCCGGCAGGATCTCCGAGATGCAATATCGCGAGTCTCTCAAGGGGATCGCCCAGGAACAATATGACCTGGAGGTCCGGATGCTCGAAAAGAAAAAGGAACTCGCCAAGAGCCTCTACGATATCCAGCTCCAGGGGGCCAAGACCCCGGAACAGAAGGAAAAGTTCAGAATCGAATTCGAGGCGACCGTCACCGGTCTCGACGCCGACATCGCCAGGCAGAAAAACGCTCTGTTAAAGTCGCTCAATGAACTCAACGAAAAAGTGAAGACCCTGAGCCGCGAGAGGGTCGAGACCGAGGTAAAAGCCCTGAAGGATATCGCGGTCCAACATGGGCTTAGCGCCCAGGAAAGCCTGGACGCCGAAAACCGATACTTCGAAGCCCGGCTCGTAATGATCCAACTCGAGCGCGAGGAAATTTCGAGGAAAACCGGGGACGCGGTTCTGGCCAAGAAATGGGAAGTCCAGGAGATCCGCAAGGCGGAGGAGGAAATCCTGCAAATTGCCAGGGAGCGGATGGACTCCGAGGTCTCGGCCCTCAAAACGATCGTGGACCAGGAGGATCTGTCCCTCGATCAGCGAAGGGCCGCCCATGAACAGTATCTCCAGGTGAGGATTCGCCAGACCGAAATCGAGCGAGAGGAGCTCCGGAAAAAGGGCGTCGAGGAAACCGTCCTCGAGCAGTGGACGGCGGCCAAGATCAAGGAAATCCGCCAGGAACTTCGGGGCTGGAACCTCTCGGAGCTCCGGCTCATGCTCCGGGACACCCAGGCGTTTTCCGAGGAGCGGGCGCGCATCTGGCAGGAAATCGAAAAGCGCATCGAGCGCGGAGAGGCCTCGATGTTTGAAGCCATCAGCCTGGGAATGCGCAAGGCCGCCGAGGATTTCGGTTCCGCCGCAAAGCAGATGGCGGACGTCGGAAAAACCTGGATCACCGGCATGAGGGACGGGTTCAAAACCCTGTTCCTGGCCCCGTTCAAGGGGGGAGTCAAGGACATCCAGGACTGGTTCTCCCAATTCGCCAACGCCATGATGGACAAGTGGGCCGAGATGATCGCCAACATGATCGTCCAGTGGCTCTTTTTCCGGGAGACCACCAGCGGGGCGGGAGGCGGAGGATTCGGGGGGCTACTCGGCGGGGCCATCGGCTGGCTGGTCGGGGCCCCAACGGCCCATCGGGGGGGCGTGGTCGGAGCCGAAGGCATCACACCCGTGCAGCCGACCCGGGTGTTTCGCCTGGCGCCGAAACTCCATGACGGCCTGGCCGGGGACGAATTTCCGGCCATACTCCAGACCGGAGAAGTGGTAATTTCGAGACGAGACCGGGCCTACCTGATGTCCCTGCTGGGCGGATCCGGATCCGGAATCTCGCGGCAGGATGCCGCTCCTACGACTCCCCAGGCAACGGCGGGTCCGACCCTGAACACCAACATCGTTGTGAACGTTCCAGCCGGGCTCTCCGGCCAGGCCGCGGCCGATCCTCGCGCGTCCCGCCGGTTCGGCGAGGAAGTCGGAGGCATCATTCGGGCCAAATTCCTGGACATGCTGCGCGAGCAGATGCGGCCCGGAGGATTGTTGAACCAAGGCCTCGCAAGAGGCTAAGAGGCTAGGAGGCTGGGAAGCTGGGAAGCTAAGGTTTTGCCCCTCGCCCCTAGCCAAAAGGATTGATGATATGCCGCTGGATGCTTTCCCGGGGGTGAACCCCACCGATGTCGACGTCACCGTCGAGCCGAGAGTACTCACGGCCAACCTCGGGGACGGGTACCAGCAACGGGCCGCCGACGGCCTGAACACCATGCCCAAGACCGCGAGCCTGGCTTGGGAGAATCTCACCATCGCCGAGGCGAACACCATCGAGAATTTCTTCCTGGGAAAGGGCGGGCATACAGCGTTCACCTTCACCATTCCCAAGGAGTCCACGTCCCTGAAATGGATCTGCACCCAATGGACCAGGAGCCCAAAGGCCGGAGGCTACGTCAATATGAAGGCGACATTCAAACAGGTATTCGACCTGTAGGCCTGGATGGGCGCGGGGCGATACCTCAGCCTCCTAGCCTCCCAGCCTCCAAGCGTCCCGGAAGGAGAATCGATGGCCATCAAAACCGACGTCCAGCAACCCGATCTCGGAGAATTCGTCGTGCTCTATATGCTCGATGCATCCGGCCTGGGCGGCAGTTACTACTATTTCACCCAGTCGGCCCACGAGAGCGCCGTGGTCCAGTGGAAGCGGCATCCGAACGACAACCGGCCAGGGCCTGCCGACTACAGCCCCATCGATATCGAGGCCGAAGGATTCGAATTCTCCGGGCAGGGACAGCTGCCGCGCCCCAAGTTCCGCATCAGCAACGTGACCCTGGCTCTCATGTCCGCGGTCATCGCCTGGAACGATCTCCTGGGGGCCGTGGTCACCCGGTACCGGACACTCAAGAAATACCTGTACGGGCAGCCGGGATATGATCCGGACGCTCATTTCCCCGAGGACGTGTACGTCATCGAGCGCAAGACCCTGCAGAGCAAGGTCATGATCGAGTGGGAGCTCTCCTCGATCCTGGATTTTCAGGGGCAGCAGCTCCCGCGCCGCAAGGCGCTGCGGGACTACTGTACCCACCGGTACCGGGTATGGGACCCGAATGCCGAGGAATTCATCTACACCCATGCCCGGTGCCCCTATCGAGGCAACCGTTACTATGACGCCCTCGATGTCGAGCAGGCCGGGCACCCCGAGCTGGACCGATGCGGAAAGCGGCTATCGAGCTGTCGGCTGAGGTTTACCGGCAAGCAACCATTGCCGACCACGGCCCTACCCGGCCTGGCCCGGTCGAGAATGTGAGGATGCATGCAATTCCCGGATTTCATCATCCATGACATTAAGGCCCATGCGGCCTTGTGCGCGCCCATCGAGGCCTGCGGTCTCATCGCCGGGGGGCAATTCATCCCCTGCGAGAATGTCCATGAGGAACCAGAGACGGCATTCCGCATTGCCCCTGAGGCCTATCTCGATGCGGCATCTCGATTCGGTCGGGTCGACGCCGTGGTCCATAGCCATATTAATGGACCAGACCATCCAACCCCGTCGGACATAGTCGGGCAGGCGGACACGGCCGTGCCCTGGGGGATCGTCGTGGTGCGGGACGGGGTTCCCGGCAATCCGTTCTGGTTCGGGGATCAACTCCCCATAGCCCCGTTGGCCGGGAGGAGCTTCCGCTGGGGCGTGTATGACTGTTATGGGCTGGTGCGGGACTGGTATCGCCTGCACCGCGGAATCGTTCTGCCCAACTTCCCTCGGGAGTGGGCTTTCTGGGAGAAAGGACAAAACACGATCGAAGAAAACATCTTGGCCGCGGGATTCGAGCGAATCCCGATGGCCGACGGACCCGGGGACGTCGTCGGCATGCGGATCCTTGGCCCCGTGACCAATCACGTGGCCTTGCATTTAGGCGGAGGACTGATCGGCCATCATCAGGTCAACCGTCTCTCCCGCATGGACGATTCCCTGGGTAGATGGCGCAAACGGGTGACGTTTTACGCCAGGCTAAAAGGCTAGGGGCGAGGGGCTAGAGGCGAAATGATGCGGGATATCTATTTCTATGGCAGGCTCGAAGACCGGTATGGGCATCACCACCGCTATAACGTGGATTCCCCGGTGGAGCTCGCCCGCTGCATGCAGGCCAACTACGGAGATTTCTACCGGCAGATCCGGGGCGGTCGGTTCCAGTTCATCCGGGGAGACCGGTTCCGGGGCGATTTCCTGGGCGCGGAGCACCTGGCCATGAAACTGGGGGCCGCACCCCTGCACGTGGTCCCGGTTCCAGAGGGAGCCGGCGGAGACTCAAAGCCGATCATCACCGCGGTCCTGGGCGTCGCCCTCATTGCCGCGGCCGTCCTCATCCCAGGGGCCGGGCAGGCGGCCCTCCTCGCCGGGTCGGAAGGGTTCAAGGCGGCAATGGCCGGCGGGGTCGTCATTCCCGGGCTGGGGTGCGTCACCTACGGATCCATCGCTCTGCTGGGCGCCACCCTGGCATTGGGAGGCATTTCCCAGCTACTGGCTCCCACTCCCCAGGTGACGGATTACGGCAACCGAGAAAAGGAGAAAACTTCCTGGCTGTTCACCGGGGCTACCAACCGCACCGAACAGGGCGGGGCCATCCCACTCATTTATGGCGGGCCCATCCGGGTCGGGTCCATCCAGGCCTCGTTCGGAATCCGGGTCGAGGACATTCGGGAACCCGATCCGCCCCTCGATTATCACATCATCAGCGCCGGGGCGAGTATCGGCGGCGTCATCGAGCCGTCCGGGGAGTGCCCGGTAATGGACGGGGCAAACTTCGCGTTCCAGGCAACTCCCTTCGAGGGCTATGCCCTCAGCTACTGGCTTGTGGACAATGTCGAGGTGACCCCCAGCGGAGACACCTACACGTTCACGGACGTTACAGCAAATCATTCGATTCATGCCCATTTCGGGCCGGTGAGTTGATAGCCATGAGCTCACAACCCGGAAAGCTTTTACCTCCCAGCCTCCAAGCCTCCCGGCTTCCCGGCCTCTCCGGCCGAGGGGGCGGGCAGGAAGGGCACACGCCCACCGAGGACCCGAACAATCTCCTGGCCAATTCCATCGCCAACATGGTGGACGTGCTCGGGGAAGGGCCGATCTACGGCCTGGCCGACCAGGACCACAAAAAGCGGTGTATTTTTCTCGACGACGTGGCCCTCCAAACCGACACTGGAGTGGACAACTTCGAGGGCGTGCAAATCCAGGAACGAAAGGGCCACCCCAGCCAGGATCCGTTCAAGAACGTGGATTCCATCGAGGCTGAGGTCCCCGTCGGGGTCGAAATCACCAAGGCGGTGCCCGTCGTCCGAACCGTCACCGACACGGACATCGACGACATACGCATCAAGATCATGCTGCCCTCTCTCCTGCGAATCAACAAGAAAACCGGGGACATCCACGGCACCAAGGTCGAGCTGCGGTTCTTCATCCGCCGGGACGGGGGCACCTACAAGAAGGTAAAAGACGTCAAGATCTCGGGCAAAACCAACGCCCAGTACATCCGAGAGTATCGAATCCCGAACATCGCCCAATACGGGGCCGGGCCGTGGGATGTCAAAATCGAGCGCCTCACGGACGATTCCGAAGAATCCAACCTCCAGAACAAAACGTACTGGCAATCCTACACTACGGTCATAAACGAGCGGCTCATCCTCCCCGACCTGGCCGCCATCCACTTCAGGGCCAACTCGAAGCATTTCGGGAACAGCATTCCGTCGCGCTCCTACCTGGTCAAGGGGCTCATCGTCAAGGTGCCCTCCAATTACAACCCCGACTTCGAATACACCCTCAACGAACCGGTCTATTCCGGGGTCTGGAACGGGTCCTTCAAGCGCGCCTGGACCTGCAACCCGGCCTGGATCTGGTATGACTTGGCGACCAACGATCGCTACGGCCTCG